CCACCAGTAATCCCCGCCATTATTCCAGCAGCAAACGGTTTGGCCACAGTTTCATACATCACAATTTCAACTATCATTCTTAACACACTACGGAGCATATCACTCATAGCATCAGCAAACTTTTTGCCTTCAAAAAGCATTTTATCAAAAGCGTCAGAGAAACTCCTCGCCATATTATATGATATATCCTGAGTGATACGACCAAACTCTGTAACTTCCTCTTCTATCCTCTTGATTGTTCCTACAGATTCCTTGCCAATTTTAGCAACAACTCTCGCTGTTTCTCCTCCTACTGTGGCAACTCCAAACAATGAGTCTTTCATCCTACCAAACAAACCAACAAAAGGCATTAACGATGTTTTTGTCTCTTCCATTCCCCTCTTAAAATCTCTCCAAGCCTTTGACCATTCAAGCTCCCATCTCGCCTTTTCTAAATTTGTAATAATAGTATTAAAAAAATCATCAAGAGCAGGTTTACTCTTATAAAAAGACACAATCATATCGTCCATTGATTTTTGCAGGATTACAATCTCATTTGAAAGCTCATCTATCTCATCTCCTAATGGCTCAATACTCTTGCTCATCCAAGGAATTGCCCTAACTAAATCTGCTGCTGAATCGACTACTGCATAAAGAACTATCTGTGCTTTCTTTGCCTGAATAATAAATTCAATCCAAAATATAGGAAGCAGCCTTATATAATCTGCAAGCTTTGCTACTGCCTCAGTCATTTTCTGAACGATTCTAACAAATACAATCCCAATTTCCTGCTGATGAGCAGAAATCCATTCTACCATAGCATCTGTCACACTTCTAACAGCAGGCTCTAAATATGACCCTATTTGAACAGATGTTATTTTTATTGTTTGCCAAAAGCGATTAAGAGTATGCATCAATGTACCTGTCATTTTCTCATAAGCTGCTTGAGATAAACCTAATGGATGAAGCATCAATTCCATATCACGTCCAGCACCTTCAACTTGTTTTAGCATAGCAGCAAAACCAGCCAATCCTCTAATATTGGGCATAAGTATAGCCAATTGTTCCGCTGTTGCTCCCTCTAACTTTCTTAAAACACCTGTTAATCCTAATGCTGTCAATGAAGTCGAACCTAATTCAAATCCAAACTGTCTTGCCATCTCTGTTGCTTCATCAGTAGGCTTCAAAAAGGTATTTATTACAGCCCTTAACGAAGTAGTTGCTAAATCAGCCTGCAAACCTGCCCTTGTCATAGTAGCTATCGCAGCACTTACTTCCTCAAAAGATAATCCTGCTATATTGGCTATGGCCGCAACTTTACCAATATTAGGAGCAAGTTCTGCAAATGTAAGTTTGCCCCTTTTCACAGTAGCAAATAAAATATCAGAAACTCTTCCAGCTTCCTCAGCAACCATTCCATAAGAATTCAAAACAGTTGTAATAGCATCAGCAGCCACAGCAGTCGATGTCATTCCTGCCTTAGCTGCTTTAGTCGATACCGCCAAAACATCCATTGCTTTTGCTGGTGGAATACTTGCCGACAAAATATCATACAAACCTTTGGATAAAGTATCCGTCCCCTCTCCAAATTCCATAGCCATTTCTTTCATTGCCTTCTCGTAAGCGGGCATATATTTCATCGTTTGTTCATCCAACATTGTACTAACATTAGCCATCTGCTCTTCAAACTTCGCATATTCTCTGACAGATAATGTCAATTGAACAGTAGCAGCAGCGGCAGCATATTTAGCATACCTCTTTATAGTCCCCATTGCCCCACCAATTATTCTGTTAAATTGGGAAGCATCTGCACGAAGATGAACTAACAAATTTCCAAGGTCAAGCGATGGCACGATTATATCCCTTCACTATGAAATTTCGATAAGTTTCTTTTTCAATTGCCATAGTTATTTCTTTCTCTTAATTATTCCTGCCCAGACCAAAAATTGATTTTTCATTTTTTCTGCTGCTTTCTTTTTACTTACAATCCCTACTACTTTCCTCCCCTTTTCTGTAAACTTCAAAAGGAATCGTTCTAATTTGGGAACTTTCTTCGGGTCTTTGGCGAAAGCCATCCTGATATGCATTGCTATGTTGGCCAGGAAATAATCTTCCCGATGGAAAGCATTGACATCCTGTTTCAAATATTCCATCCAATCGAGGAATTCTGTGGATGTGGTCTCTTGTTGACAACGCTGCAACGACATATTTAGGCGGTCTGCGAGTCTGTGCCAATCTAATTTCTCCCCCTTCAACCGTTTTTTACTTTTTTCATTGCATCTACATCAAAGCCACTTAATTCCAGAGCAGCCTTATGCAAACCAATAATTGCAGTCGAGGGAAATCCAAGAATTTCTTCTTCTTTCACCAACTCATCTTTTTCGTTGTATAAACATAAAGCAAGAAACTCAGTCTCCGAAATAGTCTTGAAATCCTTAGCCATTTGAACCACAGCTTTTCCATCCTCAAAAGCAATATCCATATTAAACCTGGCAAAGTATTCCTTTCTTTGAACCCCTGAAAATTCCTTCAACTTATATTTCTTTACAACACCGTCAGAGGCAGTAAGTTCTACCTCTTGTTCCTTTCGCTGAAGTTGGAAACTCAACTTACCCATAATTTGTCCTTTCCAATAAGCAATTTATAGTTAAGACAGCCCTCTAACACTCGATTTAAGACACCTAACGCTTGATTTAAGCTACTTTCACAGCAAATACGGGTAAAACTACGTATTTTCAATTTACACCTGTTAGAATGCATTTTCAGTCTGTATAATCAGGGCCACTCTCTTCAGCTTCATCCTCATCATAGCATGTTGGAATGATAGCAACACTCGCTGTGGGCTGCTCTCCTTCTACTTGAGCATTCGGAACAAACTCATCAACATACGCCCAGAATGTTAATCTTGAATCATCAGGAAAAACAACGAAAATTTCCTGATTATCATTACACATCGCTATCATTCCATCATACAATTCGGTATCGTAGGCAATAACAAGACCAAACGGAAGCAATGTCTTCAAACTTTTTGGGAGAAATGTTCTCCAAGTTTCATTTGACATTGTGGTAGTATCAATAGCACCACCACCAGAAACCCCAGGAGGAGTAATTTCTTTTATCTCAAACTGGAGAGCTTCCTCAGCACTTGAAAGTGCTGCAGATGTAAATATAATTTTCGTTTGATATCCGTCTGTTTGTATAGACATCAGTAATTCCTTTCAAAAATCAACCTGTCAATTCTCGCATAGTCAACAAAAAGTTTATAACAAAAGAAAATCTCCTTATCGTTCCAGGTTCAACACCCAAGGAAACGATTGGAGAGGTTCTGCTTACATTAAAAATTCTGTATTCCAAATCACCAATTTCAAAATCAACCCACGCAATCTCATCCAAAGCGTTTGCAATATCCTCGATTTTTGCATAACCTGTTTCATAACTTCTCGCACGTATTCGCAATTGAATTCCCTGATGTTCCGGCCATTCACCTGTCATTGAACGAACTTCCTGTGTTCCAGCAGTATCATAAATTGCTCCACAATCAGTTTTAACATTAGTATCATCCGGCATATGGCATATATACAAAGGCCAAGTATCTCCATCACTGGGGTCTGTCATATCTTTTCCCAACTTCTCAATTATATAAGCAGCCATTATTGAAGATGGAGATGCTTGCAATTTAGGAGTGCCCGTAGTCTCCTTATCAATCTCATCCAATACACCACTAAATCCCAAACCAAATATACCTACTGGACTTCTCATATTAAGGTTCCAATTGTTGTGCAATTATCGTAGTAATTGCTCCTATATTATTTCCACTAATATCTTTCAGATTTTTCTTTAATACTTCCGTAGCAGTACTTTTCTTTTTAACAACTAATTGCCAAGGTGTTGTACTGGTATCAATTGTTGCATCACCCTCTATAATATCCCTAATAAGGATTAAGGCTGTATTTTGTGTACCTGTTAAACCAGCACCACTGGGAGCTTCTTCAAGAGCATTCTCAGTAAATCTTCTTACACCGGCATCATCTTCAGTAGTCTCCCAAAGATGGTCGAGTTTACCACCATTCGTTTCCATCTCTGTTCTAACATTGGCAGCAGTTATATTATTCAATCCGTCTATTTTCCCATCAGTTGTTGTATGCAATCCAGCTGCTGTACCTGCTGCATCTGGTACGGTTGTATTTGCCCCATAATCAGATAGAGCTGTATCAACTTCAGCATTTATTTGGGCAAGACCATCGGTATGTATTTCGTGAACCATTGTTTTGCTACGAGCTACAACTATATAATCAGTACCGCTGGCAGGATTAGTAATCCAATTGTCTGGGCCGACAGTCATAATTCTGGTACCACCATCATAACTCATACAATGTCGCAATTGACCAACTCCAGTACCCTCTACAAGAATAATCCAACTATCAAGATACCAATTATTATTTGCATTTGCCCCAACTTCTAATGTAATTGTATTGTTACTACCAGCCTGTGCTGTACCTTCTTCAAGTGTCAAGACATATTCTGCATGACGTAATTTCTTTCCCGCAGAATTGGCTATATTATGATTAGCTTTTGTTATAACTCTATCCCACACAGCAGCAGCAATTTCCACTCCAGCATCAGCATTTAATCCTGCTGCTTTTAATATAACCCCATCTGTCCCAGTATCAGCAAGTATTTGAGCAAGACTTGACCCACCAGCCTCAATAGCTGTCTTAATCTCTGCTGTTGTTGCTGGTGTTGAATCTTTACATACTGGTGTATCTGCTCCTGTTAAAAGTGTTCTTATTTTAGTGGTAGTATCTTGTGCCGCAGTATCCTCCAAGATTAAATCAAGAAGGGCATCGAGCCTTCCATCGTCTATCCAGTCAGTTAAAACACCAGCTCTCGCAGCCGTTAGTCGTGCTGCATTTGTGTTGATAGTATTAAGAGTCCCATCATCATCTGCACCATCAGACGAACCCATAAACTTATTTGTGGGCAACTTACCTTGAATTTCATTCGTATCCGTCTCAATATCATTGACATTGGTATTCATAGCGTCAATATCCAATCCACCAGCGTCACTTATTGGTAAACCACCGGCAGCATCTGCATTCGCAGCAGGCAGGGCAGTCATCCCACCTCTCACAGCATCATCAAAATCCATTGCATGCTGAGCCGAAGCATTTCCATAAGTTTCAATAACGATAACCTTATCCAGCCAAACTTTAGTAGCCGAATCTATAATATAAAGCACGATTCGAGCAGCTTGCATTTCAGCAGCCGTCAAAGTAATGGAATAACCCATTCCCTCGTCCACGAAGTCGTTAGTGCAAGTCGCATCATTTCCCTCATCCTTCATTATATTACAATCAGCACCTGCATCAATCGCATCTGTACGAAGGTTAACCCCATCAACTTCATACAATTCAAAGTCAATCTTTGCCTCGACACCGTATTTTCTTAGGTGAATTCCCTGGCTCATACAATTGCCCCTTGACAAATAGTCGGTATATTGTTATAATTATACCTATGAAATTTATAGATAGAACTGGGCAAAGATTTGGAAAACTTGTTGTAATTGAACGTGCACCCAATATCATCCGTACCCGAAAATGGGTGGCTTTCAAATGCAAGTGTGACTGTGGAACAATTAAAGTGGTCAAAAGTGTCGATTTGCAAAATAGTTCTGTACAGTCTTGTGGCTGTAAGGCTAAAGGACCACGTTCTAATTTGTCTTACAAGCCCGAATATCGTGTATGGGCAGATATGAAATTTCGTTGCATAAATCCACAACATTGGGCATATCAATGGTATGGTGGACGTGGAATTAAAGTCTGTAATCAATGGTTGCAATCCTTCAAAAAGTTTTATTCTGATATGGGAACACGTCCATTTAATTATACATTGGAACGGATAGATAATAATGGTAACTACGAACCTGATAATTGTTGTTGGGCTACACGCAAAGACCAAGCTCAAAACAGACGAAAAAGAAAATCGTTTCCATCTCGAAATCCAATAACTGGTCGTTTTTGTAAATAATTGCATTATGCAGCCTCGATTCTCCTTCGCAATATAGGAATCCCTACTGGCGGTGCTGCTCCCAATGTAGCCGCTGACCATAATTCGATTGGGTCTCTCTCAAACATACAAAACGGCTTTTGGTAGAGTAAGGCTATTTCACTTAATGATAAGGCACGATTGTAAATCATTACATAGCTCATACTGCCCAAAAACTCTAATGCTGATGGTACTGACCCGTAAGTTCCTATCGCAATAGGGGCGGGATTGGAATTGATTATACCTGTTTGTGCCCCACTTAAATTATAAATCCCATTAACGTAAGTATGATTATTTGCACCATCATATACTCCCGCTATATGAGTCCAAACCCCATCCAAAAGTGTGTTTACGTTTGAGAAAATTGATACCTCACCACCACCTGTCCAAGTCCTAAACCTCATTCTTTCTGAATATACTTCCAAAATCCACGAACTATCTTTACCTATTACAATTTGCTGGCCTGTGCAGTCGGTTGGTTTTACACCAGCTATAACTGTTAATTGGGACATTCCTTCTAATGTTGGTTTATCACCTATAGAGATATAATCTGTATCACCCGCAAAATACACAGCACTACCGTGTTTTCCAGAAACCCAAGAGACATCTCCTGAGAACGTCCCCGTGTTATTATTTCCGCTCAAATCTAAGACTTTATTGCCTGAACCTTCATAGAATGGCCAGAAACCAACAAGGCCTTTAGTTGCCCAATACCCTTTTCTTGGTTTTCTAAATAGTCTTGGTTTTAATATCATTAGCTTGCTACCGGAATATCTGCTGTTTTGTATTTTGCCGTAACTGCAAGTTCTTGACCACTCTCATTCTTAATGGCAAGTTTGAAATTATCATAATCCCTGGGGTCAATCGAAAACTGTGTATATACAACATCATTCTGAACAGGAGTAATCGAAAACTGATATGGATTACCAACAGTTGTCTCCTCATACTGCACACCTGTCTCACCGAGAATATAGATGGTAACTAAACCATCTATCGCTCCAGTATTGTCTTCGGCCAAACCAACACCAATAATACATGCTGCCTTTTTATCCAAACTAATAGCTGTTCCGCTTACTTCTGTAGCATTATCTGCTAATGCTTCATCCGTCCAATCTGAAGGGTCAGCATCTTGGACAGCCGCCCATGCACCATAATCATAACCTGTAGCAGCCATATCATTTCTCCTTTGATTCTTTCGCTAACAATACAGTCTTAGCTTCCGTTTCTAATGCAGCTATCACAGTGTTATTGCTGGATTCCTCTTCGTGATTAGCCCAGACTTTATCCCATAATTTTGCCTTCTGCTCTGGAGTATCGAGAATTGCGTCAAGAATATTTATAGTTTCCAACGTCACATCAGGAGCAATAGTATCAATTCTCCGAAATGTTGCAGAGTAGTGTCCATTTGGGTTTTTTGTAAATTTTGGTATCCAATCAATAGCCATTTCAAACCTCCCTTGCTTCCAAATTAGATTTACCATCCTGGTCAAGACTTGCAATAAAATCGTTAATAGTAGTTTGGTCATTAACAGTATCAAGATGCATCTGCCATATCTGGTCAAAAAAAGCTGTTCTTTGTTCAGGCGTTTCTATTATTACACCTGTAAAATCATAACTCTCTTCCTTAGTAGTTACATCATCCGTCCGTTTGACAGAAATATTTGCTCTCTTTGATGCCAAATTTACATTAGAAATTTTGAAATCCCAATTAATTGCCATTTTTAGATTCCTAAATTTACAAATTTATTAGCTATTTGAGTAACTGCTGTCATAACTGTTTCATCATTCTTTTCGCCATCATCTAAAAGAACAGTAACAGCTATGCAAAATTTCCCTACAGTCCTACCAAAACCATCATCACTCAAGAAGTCATCCGCTAACTTCAATTCTGCAATAGTGGGTTCAGTCTTGGTCAATAAAACCTCGGCATGTCTCCAACAAGCTGCTGCAACCATATCACTCATACTTTTGTCATTACGTCTTGCAAACAACTCTTTCAAAGTATATGCCATTATATTCTTGTTGCCTCTCTTTGAATTATCTTAATTATTCTTTTCTTTTCCTTACGGGCAGGACTTTCCAAAAATTTGGCTTGTTGTTTCTCACCTCTGTTATCCATTGTACCTGCTGCTATCTCCTTTGCATGCTTTATATTAAACTTCCTGCCGTGAGCCTTATCCAAATCCTCATGAACAAAAACAGCATATCCAACACCCTCACTACCAAACCCAACAACTATATCAGTATTGAATCCACTTCCCCCTACATTCCGGCAAAAACTACTACCACGTAAATTACCTAAATCAACGGGAGTAATCTCTTGACTCTTCCGTTGTAAATGTAATCCACCTTTCTTCAAGCCACGGGCAATATCACGACCAAGAACTCCCTTCGCCTTGGTCAAATTTCGAATGACAATATTAAGCCCCGTTATTTTTTTTATCCTCATAACTTACAACCACGCAGTTCTTAAAAACTCCGTATTTTTTAGATTTGGAAGTTTATCAAATCTTCTGATTTCCCAAGCCCCTTCATTCTCCTTGATATTGACTGAATCAGTAATATCATCTTTAGTTCCCAGCATCAATATTCCACCAATATCAACATCCTGTTCTACATAGACTTTTGCTCGTGATACTTGTCTTGTTCCCTTGGCATCAATAAACTCTTCATTAACATCTTCCCATCTACAATCAAGTTCAACAGGGTCAGTAACAATTGGTTGGCCATAATCATCAAAAGCTATACCACCACTTTCCATAAAGGCAAGTGCCCAATAGACACAAGTTTGCCGCAACATCCGTGTTATAATTCCCATATTCCTATGACCCTGCAAAAATTCTAATAAAAGCCATTACTACACCAGCACCACCTGCACCACCACCAATACTGGCACCAATAACACAACCTATTAAGAACATCCTATTTTTGAGTATGACTTTCCCGTGAGGACAGGATTCAATATGATATTTTATAACCTCATTAATTATTATTCTCGCTATCTCTTTACATTCTGCTTTATCACCTTCTGTCAAAGCCATATCATTTCCTTCAATCAATATCCGTCGGGTCTGCCGTTCCCAACCAAGTTACGCCAACCGTTACTTTCTTCCCTTTCTTTATTTGTTCATTCAGAGCAGCCAAACCTCCCTCAGTATCTAATCTCATAGCCATTTGACCGTAGTGAGAAGTATCGAATCCTAAATCAACTTTTGATTGAAACTTTTCGGACACAGAACCTGCTTTTTCACTTTCTGCTCTTGGGTCACGAACAGTAAAAAAATGTGCGGAAAGCCACCGCTCAATCAACTCTAATCTTGTTATAGTATAATCATTTGAACCACAGCATTCGGTTACCAATTCATTTGCTGCATCTATAAACGGAGTTAGGGCTATATAGGATGCCTTAGTTGAATCAGAATCCCATTCAATAATACCACCAACCAATGTCGGAGTAGTTCTGGCCATTATTTATCTTTACAATCAATTAAAATTTGAAATGCAGACCAAATAAAATCTTATTACTTACAGATGTTGAACCCTGGTCGAAGGATTGGAATTGATATTCAATAAACAGAACATCCTCAAACACTATCCCAGCAACTGGCCCAATTGAGGTATCGTCAATATCAAAGTTCACATCCAATTTGCCTCCAATATACGATTTACCCTCGAAAATCTCTGGCAGAAAATCCAGTATCAGTGGATTTCGAAATTCTACGGTATTTGCGAAATAATGAATTCCATAGATACCCCATACCTTTGGCTCGCTGTCATTCGGCCAACACAACGTACTTAACCCCGCTTCATTGTTCTCGGTTATATCGTAACCGACACGGAGACCAACCGCTTCATCGTCACCCCATACCCAAGTACTTATCGTAGCTTGGACTGGCAAACTTAAAAGCAGCACCAACACCAGCATTACAATTACCTTCTTCATTTTTGTTCTCCTTACATAAAGTTACTTTTTCTTACCTTTTAATAGGTCAAAACCACCACAAGCGGTCAGACCAATAATTACTGCAGGTAACAAAGGGTTTGATACTTTTCCATAGTACATTAATGCAAGAGCAATACCCATTGATACAAAAGGCATAAATTCCTTTGTGAGAGAATTAATTACAACCGGCATACCCTTAGAGGCAAGGATTCTCTTCACAACCTGTATTATAGTTGCTACAACGGGGACGAGTGCTAACATCGCAGGCGTTAATTCAACATTAAGATTTTCCATTCTTTTCTCCTTTCCTCTCCTTCCAAAATTGTTCACAACCTATTTTCGGGAAAATATCCAAATCACTATTATCTGTGATATTGATAATTTCTCTTCCAGGAAACAATTTTTTCAAATCTATTGATAACCGTGTAAATCCCTCAATAAATTTCTCATATACCGTTTTACTGGGTTTATTCATTGACCTATTGTGCCAATTACTTCTACCCTCTTTTGATAGATGCATATCAAATCCCAAAAGGAAAATCCGCTTAGCTCCAAGAATCAGAGCAAGATTAACCGCAGCAGCACCTGTATTTTTATTCCAACCAAGTTGAGTGGCACTCAATCCCTT